CACGAATAACTAATTTCCTATTGCCTTGCAGAAGCGTTTTGAATAGTTGTTCCCAGCCTCCTACACTTGCACCGTCAAGGCATTGCACAGAATATAGGGTTAATACCCCATCAGCACGACCAGCGACCGAATCAATAAGGAATGTGCCGCTTAGGTTGTGTTTTGTGTTAGTAATCGATATGAGTTGGCCAGCTTTTAGCCCCTTCTCGTATGTGTCAAAGGTTACTGTCTTGGGGATAATTCCATACTTCTCTAATTTGCCCTGAGCGAAACCTAAGGCAGCTGCCTTGGTGTCTAAGTTTGACTCTTGGATTATATTTTCGTGGATTCCAGAGCCGCCTTCTACCGTTTGCCTGACGTTGATCTGGAGGGGATCATCAGCCACAACGAGCAAGGGATAAAGCCCTTTGTATGTCACTTCTAAGACTTTCGCATCAGCTAGAGTGGTTTCGCTATCATCCTGGGTTATCACGTTTGAGCTATAGCTAAAATAATACTTTTTACCTGTATCAAGTCCATTTACACCGATATCGGCAGCGGCAACCTCGACTGAATCTATAAAGATCCTTGGCTTTAGGGCTATTGGTAGTCGCACAACAAAAGTTTTACTCACTCCATCAGGTTTAGGTGTGGGTTTTTCGAGTGCTATTTCGCTTGTTATGTCTGTCCCAGCCCTGACGTATTGACGGTTGCGATATTCTGATCTTGTTTTTTTGACTGTCAAATCCTTGTAATTACGGCTTGTGTCTGTTAGGGAAACAGGTGCCGTGTAAGTTGATCGATCAAAAAAGTTGAGTTGTTTAAGGTTGTTGATCTCCCAGTTAAAACCTGTCACATCAGCAAGGTAATTCATCGCAACATTGCCATTGTCATAGTTAAAGACAGCCTTACTTATCGTTGGGCCGTCCTGGATTGTTCCGGCTATAATTCCCTCATCGGTAAATACTGTCGTGATAAAATCCTTTACGATGTCCCCTGCAAGCTCGCTCTCGTATGACGTCGCGATGATCCGCTTATCAATTAATTGACTAAAGTCCACACACGACACGGAAACAAAGTTCGTGTGGTATCCTTGCTCGGACACGCTGTCAACCGTACCCGCAAAGATAGTCACTAGATCCTCGACTACCGTTACCTCCATGCCAACGTCTATATCAAATGTGGGGTCAAGGACGACAAATGAGCAGGTTGTACGGTCGTTTAATGTGTCACTGTAGTTGAGCGAGTTCTTTTGAGCCGTCACGGTTGTACTGTTTATCGTGTATGTTCGTGCCATTATCTCACCCCTTTAAGCGCCAGGCGATCCATGACACGATTCATAAGGCGGTCTACGCCGTAATCATCCATGATGTTGGCACCATTGATATTTACGGTTACGCCGCCACCTCCAGCCATTGCCATTGATTCGCCGTGAGGGAATACTTGCGCTCCACGCGGAAGATTGATAAGTTCCGGGCCTTGTTCGCCAACCCACGTAAGACCGCCACGCCAGTAATCTGTACCTGTGGCGTTATGTCCGACGTCTCCCGTAGTCGTGGTCTTTAGCTCTACATTTGCAACCAAAGGAACATCCACACCCGGGATTTTGTTAATCTGCCGGATGAGTTTATTGATAAGCCCAATGGCTGCATTTACCCCCCGAATAAAGGCATTCTCAATAGCTACCCATAACTCGCCGGCTTTTAGCTTGATCGTGTCCCAGTTGCGATATAACGTTACCCCAGCGGTAACTAGGGCGCCTATTAGTATGGCAACTTTAGCCATTGGATTTAGGTTCATTACTAAATTCAGGGCCGCCTGCGCTTTTGTGGCAAGTCCTGTAGCTAAAGTCCATGCCTTTGTAGCTGCCGTCATAACGCCAAATGTGATTGCTCCAGCTCCTATACCTGCAATTATCGGCTCAACTACTGCCCAGTGTTCCTCGAAGAACTCTTTCGTTTCAGTTATTGCGGTTCCAACTGCAGTGATTGCATCTTCGGCTATGCCCATCGCAAACTCGATTTCATTCTTAATAGCGGGCATATTATCGATAATCCAATTAGCGAATTCATTCATTTTAGGCGTTATCTGTTCGCCAAGTGGAAGCAATATGCCAGTTTCAAGATTTCGCTTGATACCCTGTACGGCTTGGCCAAAAGTATCATAATTGACTTCGTTTATCTTACCGAGCGCATCAGTGGTTTTATCTATTTCGCCTTGGGTGCTCGTCATTGCTAAAACACCTTTAACGCCGACATCTTCAAACATTGTACCGAAAAGAGCCACACCAGCGGCGTTTTGCGCAACAGGATCTTTAATTAAGGCCAACGCTTCAGCAACTTTGGCAAATGCAACCTTTGACGCATCCCCGCCTTTCGCGAATTCTGCTGTCATTTTCGCGGCATCCATGCCCAACGCTGCGAATCCTTCTGCAGATGCTTTACTCCCATCTTTAGACCGAATTCCAAATTCCTTCATTGCGTCGCCTAATTTGTCAATGTCAAAAACGCCAGTCGCAGCCCCATTTGACAGCATATTAAACATGTCATCAGCATCAAAGCCAAGTTGTTTAAAATGGACGCTATATTCATTTATTGAATCAAGTAGATTTCCGTTTTTATCTAATCCAAACTGCGCCCCTTGTGCAATCAGGTTAAACGCTTCGTCGCTGGTAATGCCGAACTGTTTCATCATCATGTCAGCGGTTCGAGTGCTTTCAGCAACTTCAAATTCAAACGCATCACGGAGCAATAGGGCATCTGTTGTCATGCTTTTTAGCTCTTCGCCTGTTGCCCATGTTTGTTTGTTAACTTCGGCCATCGCTCTGCCGATATCGTCAAAACTCTCTCCGAGATTGGCATTATAGATTTCAAGCATGGTATCTTTCATTCCAACCATGGCGTCATCTGTGGTGCCTGTTTGGGATTGAACACTGTTTAATGCTTTTTTTAGATCGCCAGTAAATTTTACAGCAAGTCCACCTACCGCTATTGCGGCTGTTCCCATCGCCATGGCTATTCCTGCGCCGACTTTTGCCGCCGATTTAACCATTTCCCCGAATGTTTTTGATGTGCCTTGAGCGCGTCTGTCTGTGTCGGAAATTGACCTATTGGCTTCATCGTTGTTTATCAGGATAGACCCAAAAAGCCGAAAAAGTTCCAAATTTTCTCACTTCCTCCCTAAAATGGCATAAGAAAAACACCCCTAAATCATTAAGAGTGTTTCTTTTGTGTCATTTTTATTGTTGTTGTTCTACGGTTATCTTCCACGGCGTAAATGCGGAATTTATATTGAGTGAATACTGGCCGTTGGGCACGTGAATATATGTTGTATCTTTCCCTATGCCCTGCATGTTGGCTGCCACTTCCGCAGGGTTCCCATCTGCATCTTGAACATAAACTTGGAAAATGCCCTTTTCATTAGTTGTTTCCCAGTTTATTCTGGTATTCTTCGTTATGGTGAAATTCTCAGTCGTCTTTGTTCCTTCGCCTTCCCACGTGTTGGTGACGACCCATTGTTTTTCAACTACAGGAGCAGCCCCTTCCTTCGCTGGCGCAACCGTTCCAGCGCTACCACAACCAACCAACAACAACGCAACGACAGCCAATAAGCCAATTAGTTTTTTCAATTTGCAAATCTCTCCTTACATAATTTTCTTATTATTATACTATGTAAGGAGTTTATTGGCTATGTCTTTTATCCAGTGCAACTATTTTAAGCATTTCCTCTTCGATTTCCTCTTTGGTCTTATTGGATACCCTTACGGCTGATTTGATAACCTCTTTTTTGAAATCCTCAAAGCTCATAAAGTTTTCTTTATTCATCCTGGGGTACAATGTCAGCCACATATCCCATGCATCGTTTTCTCGCTCTTTTTTTAGGGCTTCGATAAGCAATTTCACAAGGTCTTTGACCCTTACCCCGCTTGTTCGGTTTATTCCATAATGGCCATGAAGTAGGCTTAATGTTCGTGCATATCCTACCTCATGGCCGACTTGAAAAGGCTCATTGCCTCTTTGTCTGAAAAGATTTCCTTGAGCGATTTCACGGTAATCATAAAGCTCTGAGCCTTGATTTCTTCGATTGATTTTCCTTCAAACACTGCGACAATTTCAAAAACTTCTTCTTTGACTTTGCCTGAGTTTTTGAGTACATATTTAAAAAGGTCAATCCCGACTGTCTGTTCGTCCAGTTTTTTACCTTTGTTTTCTTCGGCAATCTTTTTGCGATAATCATCTATGCAAAGCTTATCATAAAGATCAACTACTACCGGCAACATGTCAAAGACTTTTTCTGTATTTAGCATAAATACCTCCTAAAAATTAAGGGCAGGGATTTCTCCCCGCCTGTTACTATGCTGTTTTGAAATTAACTGTATCCTCAATTCTGTACAGATTTGCCGTGTCGTCTGTCGGGTCCCAATGGGCTGATATCTCCAGGGCAACCTCGCCTTCACCCTTCGGTTTTGCGGCTAAGGAGAAATCCTTCTCATTCAGGGCATTGTAAAGTGTGATCTTTTTGTATTCTCCGCTGACCAGCTTTGCAAACATAACTACGTTTGTAAGGTAATCAGCATCCGGGACAACTCCGACAGCCGCAACGCCACAGGTCAACACGCTCGCCGCCAGTGTCGCATAGGGCATGGCCATTGCGAGCGTGTCAATGGAGGTATTTATCAATGTCACTGAGAGAGTCGCGTTGATCTCGTCGATCACCTGCATACCCTTTGATTTGCCTTTCATGCCGTCGTATTCTATGTCTCTATAAACCGCTTTGACGTCAAAGGACGCACCGCCCCTGGATGGCCCAAGGATCGTCTCGCCGACTTCGCCGAAGTTCGCGTAGACTATGCCATAATCTATTTGAATAGCTTCAATTTGTGCAGATGTTAAAGTCAATTAGTCTCACCCTTTCCTAAATAGTTTTGCTTGATATATATATTTGCGTCTACATATGCGTGGATCATCATCCGTAAGGGATAACTTGGTATCGAGATATAAGGTTGCCGTCGCGTTACCGGAGGTTATTGTTTGCTTATTTAAGCCAGCGTTTACGGCTGCCATGAGCGTTTCAAGGGCCGTGGTATCGCCGTCTGACGGGGTATCCCAACCGTCAATATCAACGACTGCCAATTCCATTGACTCCCCATCGTCATAATCATTTGGTAAATCATAGACGAGATAGGGGAATGCGGCATCTTCGGGAGCAGATTGGGAGTAAACGCGCGCATGAATGGTTTTAAGCTTAGCTTGTAATGCTGTTCTGAAATCAATCATTCCTCGCCCTCCCCTATCGCTTCTTCTTCATCTATTAATCCCAATGCTCTATTTTCGTCTTCTATTGCACTGAGGTAAGCACCTTGAACACGCCTAATGTCATCGATACTTTCAAAGACTGTGCTTCTTAGGATTTCACGTTTTGGCTGGTTACTTGTTCCAAGCTCTTGCTGAACACCATACCACCCGGCGTGTTTTATCCCTATTTGGAGATCAGTTTCACGTTTTCTAACCCAGTATTGGGTTGAGTTGTAGATTCTTTTATTCCGCTTCATGCCGGGTAATTTCTTTAATTTTTGGATCATCCTTTTTCGGATTAGCTTGGCCGTGTCTCTTAATGCCGCTCTTTGGAGCTCAACCAAAAGGTATTTCGCCCGGTCGACGCTTGATGTAAAAGTTACACCATCACGCCCGACTCGTGTTACTGATCGTGGCATCGGCATTAGATCACCTCTGTCTTGCATAAAAGATGAATTTCCCTACGTTTGCCGTTAGGGTCATCAGTGCCAAGAATATTGTAATGCTTACCGTTGTAACTAACTCGCATCCTGGTTGTCACATTAGCCCGGTAACGGATAATAAAAAGGTCCGTGATCTCAGCATTGACTTTTTGTGCAGCATAGAACTCGCGTGAGGTTTTATGCTGCTTTGATGCCCAAATTGTAGCGATGGGCCGCCATTCGAGTATGCTATCCCCAATCGCATTCGTTGTAGGAATTGATGCTTCCACAACAATTCTTTGATTCAATTCTCCTGCGTTCATACCGGCACCACCCGATCCAAGCCAAGCAGCGCCTTAACGCCAAAGGGGATCTCGCTCAATGCCTTTTCTGTCGATTGTTCCCTGTGCTCGTATAAATGCCCGATAAGCAATAACGCGGCCTGCTTGACGCGCCTTGGTACGTCGGTTGCCGCATCGCCATAGCCCGCTTCAAATTCCACCACAACCCCGTTAACTGGCCTGAGTGTGGTTGTCGGCCATGATTTGCTATAGGCCAAAGATACGCGCCCCGGCTCGCTCTTTGTGTCCACAAAATAATCACCAGTATCCATGGTTGCGGCTGTATCGTCCGTGTCGTAGTATTTGATGCTGTTCACGGCTTGCAAAGGTGGCAAGGGGATCTTGATATAATCTGCACCCGGCCAATCATCCAACCATAACTCCCGCGTTTGCGAAATGTATGCTCTGTTTTGGTACCCCTCGCACCATTCACGCGCTGTTGTGATAAGTGCTTCAAGCAGGGCGTCTTCTGCGCTGGCGGGAGCGTCCTTGATGATACTCACACCAAATTCACAGCTGGCGTTTGCTACGGTAGCCACAACGCGGATATACTGTTTTGTTCCAGTATAAGACTTCTCGTATGTTGCATTGTCGTTTGCGGTTGTGACTTGTGTGAAAGATCCGCCTGTCCAATCGGTATAAGTTGTGTCGTCGTCGCTCTCTTGGATTTTTACATCTACTGTGCCGCCTGCGCCATTTGTACCAGCTTCAAGTAGGACCAAGGCCGAATAGCCTAGCACGTCTACGCCAGTGCCTACAAGGCTATATGCGGCGGCTATGATGTGGCTGCCTGGTGCGACTGATTGCGCACTGGTCAAGTCATCGGCGAAGGATGTGCTGTCTATGCGACAATGAAGCTTTGCTTCTGCCAGACTAACGGGCTCAAGCGCCGGCGCTGTTTTTAAGTATAATGCCAATTAAAAAGCCCCCTTTCTGGAGGATTGAAAACAACTAAGGTCGCCCAGTTGCGGGCGACCCCCGAAATATTAAGCTGCTACAGTGACTACGCTGTTGGGGCTGAGTGGCTTGTATGTCATGTACCACTTATGTGTTACCTCCTTGTATTTTATAATTAAGCGCGTTTAGCTAAGACAATAAACGGGCTTTGTGTGTTGGCGGTTCCCTTGAATGGAGTAAGAACAGACTTCCAGATTGGCTGCCCGTTTACACGGTAGACAAAACGGAAGGTATTTTCCCCATAAAGGAATTTG